CCCGCCGGGGCGTTTGACACGGATCCGAGATGGGCGACTGCTAACGCTGTCTCCTACCCCTACCTCGAATATGAGGGCGACGTACCGCCGCAGCGGCAACCCTTTGCCGGCATGCCCGCAGGCGCGTTGCAGGAAAGTGTCACGGCCAGCGACGACATCAAGTCTGTCTTGGGCTTGCACGACGCCTCACTGGGGATCCCCTCGAACGAGACCTCCGGTCGCGCCATCATGGCAAGGCAGCGAGAGGGTGACATCTCGACGTTTCACTTTATCGACAACATGACCCGCTCCATCCGGCAGGCGGGACTGGTGATCCTCGATCTCATACCGCACGTCTACGGCGAGCCCCGGGTCATGCGGATTATGGGTGAGGACGGAATGCCGCAAACCGTACCCGTAAATCAGCCCACGCCAATGATGAGCCCAGAGGGTATGCCGCAGATGGACGAGATGGGTCAGCCCGCCATGCGGATCTACGACCTGACGGCCGGCAAGTACGACGTGACGGTCAAGGCAGGCCCGTCGTTCACAACGCGCCGTGAGGAAGCCGCCACGCAGATGATAGACCTGATCCGGTCCTTCCCCGAGGCAGCGCCGATCATGGGCGACATCCTTGCGGAGACGCTGGACTGGCCGAAGGCTGACGAGATTGCCAAGCGCCTCAAGACAATCCTGCCGCCCGCCGCGACCGGCGGTAACCCGGAGGCGGACGCACTGAGGGCGGAACTTGAGCAGGGTGCCCAGTTCGTCATGCAGTTGCAGCAGGCGCTTATGAGCAAGGAGCAGGAGACCGCGATAGACAAGCAGAAGCTCGAGATCGACGCAGCGAAAGTACAGAACGACGCGAATAAGGTCGCTGTCGAACGATACAAGGCAGAGACCGACCGCATGACCGTCGAAGAGGAGGCCCAGTTCAAGCGGGCGTCCGTGGGGGTCGGCCCCGGCACTGTGACAGTACCACCCGGGCTGATGTGATGCCCGTCCGCAAAGTACGCGGCGGGTTTCGTTTCGGCGGCAAGGGCAAGGTCTATCACGGGAAGGGGGCCCGAAAGAAAGCCGTGAGGCAGGGCCGCGCAATCAAGGCCCGTCAGAACCGAAAATAACCCAAGAGGAATTTCGCATGAGTGACGTGGACACTCTGGAGGATGCTCCAGAACCCACAGACGTGGAAGAGTCCGTCGAGGCGGAAGCCGAAGACACGGAGATCGAAGAAGCCGAAGACATCGAGGACGACGCCGAGGAGGTGGATGACGACGACGATGAGGGTGACGAAGACGCGCCCGCATTCGAGAGGGTCAGCTACGACGGCAAGGACTACGAAGTCCCGGCGGCACTGAAGGATGCCCTTCTGCGGCAGTCCGACTACACCCGGAAAACGCAGGAGGTATCTGAGCAGCGGAAGGCTCTGGAAGAGAGGGCTGCGGAGATGACCGAGATGGTCCAACTCCGTGACCAGCAATTCGAGCAGGCCGCGACCATTATGGCGTTTGACCAGCAGATTGCCCAATACGAAGCGGTGAACTGGGACGCCTTGATGGCGGAAGACCCCGAGGCGTTCCAACGTCTCGACTTTGAAAGGCGGAAACTCGAAAAGACCCGAGAGACTGCCAATCAGCAGCTCCACCAGAAGAGCGCAGAGGTTTCTCAAGCACAGCATGCACAGCTTGCCAAGGCGGCGGAAAAGACCCGAGCGGCACTGAAGGAGAAGTACAGCGACTGGTCTCCCGAACTTGAGGAGAGTATGGCACAGTTCGCCATTTCACTGGGCGTTCCCGAGAGACAACTCCGAACCACTGTAGATCAGGGCGTTCTGGAGATCCTCTACAAGGCCCACAAGTTTGAAGAGATCGAGCGCAAGCGCCAGTCAGCGTCCAAGAAGTCAAAACCGACACCCGCCGAGCCTGCCACCCGAGTAAGGGGACGCAAGCAAGGCGGCCGGAAAGATCCTGACAAGATGCCAATGGCTGAATGGACGAAGTGGCGCGAATCCCAAATAGCGAAGCGTCACTCAGCGTGATGCTTCATCCCTAACCCTACTGTCGAAAGGAGAGTACTGTGGCAAACTCAGTCCTCACACCCACGGCGGTTACCCGGGAAGCCCTGAGGATTCTCCATCAGAAGCTCAACTTCGTCGGGACCATCAACCGCCAGTACGACTCAAGCTACGCCAAGGAAGGCGCGAAGATTGGCGACAGTCTGAAGATCAGGCTTCCCAATCAATACACCGTCCGCAGCGGAGCAACTCTGTCGGCGCAAGACGTGACGGAATCATCCGTGACGTTGCAGGTCGCAACCCAGAAAGGCGTGGACGTTAACTTCACGTCGGCTGAGTTGACGATGGAACTGGATGACTTTTCGGAGCGCATCCTCGAACCAGCAATGTCGGTCCTCGCGGCGAACGTCGAGAGTGACGCCATCTCAATGTACAAAAACGTGTACAACGAGGTGTCCGATGTTGGAGCCACGATCACACTGTCTGACGTGCTGGACGCGTCAAAGGTGCTGACCGACAATCTGGCCCCATACTCCAACCGTTGTCTCAATCTGGGCACCCAGCAGAACGCCGATCTCGTGTCTGCTCTGAGCGCCCTCTACAACGACCAGACAAAGGTCGCCAAGAACTATCGTGAAGGCCGCGTGGCATCGAACACGATGGGCTTCTCCGACATCATGGAGAACACCCTCATGCCGACCCACACGACCGGCAGCGACGACGGCACCGGCGATCACTTGGTCAACGACTCGGGAACAATTGCGGAGGGCTCCACGTCCATCGCCGTTGATACCGGTGCGGGCACCTTCAAGGCGGGCGATATCTTCTACTTCGACGCCGTCTACCGGGTGCATCCAGAGACCAAGGCAAGCACTGGGATCCTCCAGCCGTTTGTCTGCACCAACGACGAAGCGGGCTCGACAGTTCTGGTTGAGTTCACACCGGCTATCTATTCCTCCGGTGCGAAGCAGAACGTCAACGCCATGCCAGCCAACAATGCGAAGCTCAACAAAGTGGAGAGCGACCGCAGTACGGCAGTGGCGGCATCCGCCGACTACCAAGTCTCGCTGGCGTACCACAAAGACGCATTCGCGTTCGCGACTGCCGACCTTGTGATGCCCACGGGCGTGGACTTTGCGGCACGAGAGGTCTTGGACGGCATCTCGATGCGGATCGTCCGCGATTACGACATCTCCAACGACAAGTTCCCTTGTCGTATCGACGTCTACTACGGGTACAAGGCCATCCGGCCCGAACTCGCTTGCCGCATTGGCATGAACTAGTACCGATTAGTAACGGCTTATCGATCAAACTGGGGTGGCCTTTCGGGGTCACCCCTTTTCTTTGGAGGATGGCTGACCCGTGACTGTCCCCACGACTTTCTCTGAACTGAAGACGGCAATCGAGGAAGACCTCGCCCGGTCCGACCTGACGGCGGAGCTTCCAAATTTTGTCAACAAGGGTGAGGCGATCCTCAACAGGCGCCTGCGCCTGCTGTCAATGGAAACCACTGCGTCTTTGACGTTGTCGGCCTCGGCCAGCACCATCTCTCTGCCCAGCGGGTTTCTGGAGCATATCGGGCTCCGCTACACGGCCGACAATTTCGTCCCGACACAGGTCTCGTTTCACGATCTGGATGACCTGAAATCCACGGCATCCGGCAAGCCCGAGATCTACGCCATCGGGGCCAATATCGAATTTAATCAGACGGCGGATCAGGCCTACACGCTGACCCAGCGCTACTACAAGGCGTGGGACATCGCCACTGACACAACCAACACGCTCCTGACCAGCAACCCTGACGTCTACCTCTACGCCGGTCTGGTGGCGTCTGTATCGAGGACGGGGCCGCACCCGAGGTCTCAGGAGTGGGTCAGGTTTCTGACCGAGTCCATCGGCGAACTACAGAAAGTCGACGGCAGGACGCGGCGGCAACGGATAACCCGCGTTGATACGTCGCTCACCAAGAGCCGCAACTTCGACATCAACAGGGGCTACTGATGGCGCTCGTTCCCTTCGGCCAGTGGTTGCCGGATCAGGCGGACTACGTGAATGCCGGCGCGACTATCGCGCAGAACGTGATCCCACGCACTGCGGCGTCGTATGGCCCCGTGGCGGGCCTCTCGGCGGTCAGTAATGCGTTAACCAACAAGCCGCAGGGTGCCGGATCATTTCGCGACAGCACGGGCACCGTTCACACCTTCGTCGGGGACGTTGAGAACCTGTTCAAATTTAACACGGGGACGCTGAACTTTGACGAGATCAGTTCCTCCACGGACGCCTACACGGTGGCTGCGGACGAGCATGTGATCTTCAGGCAGTTCGGTGACCGGGTGATATCCGTCAACGGCCACACAGACCAGCCCCAGTCCTACGTGATGGGAACGTCGAGCGACTTTGCGACCCTCGCGGGTGCCGCGCCCCGGGCGAAGACAATGGGCATCGTCAAAGACTTTGTGATGATGGGCAATACGTGGGACTCGACGGACAACGCCGTCGTCAACCGCGTCTGGTGGTCGGCTATCAACGATCCTACAGACTGGCCCACAATCGGATCCACGGACGCGGCTAACAAGCAGTCGGACAGGCAGGATCTTCCGGTCGGCGGTCAGGTACAGGCGATTGTCGGACCCGTTGGGGGTCTGGACGGGGCTGTGTTCTTGGAGAACGCAATCTACCGCGTTCAGTACGAAGGGCCGCCGACAGTTTTAGGGTTTTATCTGGTCGAGGCCGATCGAGGGACGCCCGCACCCAACAGCGTGATCTCAATCGGCACACACGCCTTCTACCTCAGTGAGGACGGGTTCTACCAGTTCACGGGCGCGGGCTCCCGGGCAATTGGCGTGGACCGCGTGGACAAGTGGTTTTTCTCGGAGTTGAACCAAACCTATTACTACCGGGTGTATGGAAGCGCCGACGCCATCAACAAACTCGCGTTCTGGGCCTTCCCCTCGACAGAATCAACCAACGGCATACCCGACACGATCCTGATCCACAACTGGGCAGTAGATCGCTGGTCCTACGCGAGGGTCGATCTGGAGTTTCTATTCCGGGATCTGACATCCGGCTACACGCTGGAGGGTCTGGATAGCGTAAGCAGTTCCATTGACGCCCTGCCGTTCTCCCTCGACAGCCGGGGGTGGCTGGGAGGCCGGCTGGTGCTGTCGGCGTTCGACACGGACAAGAAACTGTCCCGGTT